CCGGAGCATTCCATTATCCCCCAGGGTTAACTGTCCAGGATTGGGTAACTTCATTTCCTTCCTCCCTATATCCCTCCATAACGTCAGGCTTTATAAAGCTTACGTATGGGAATTGTCGTATAGTGTTTAAGATAACCGTCGTAATTCCTCCGCGTCCGGCTCAACGGCCGTATCCGGATCGTCCCCTCCATGCAGCCGCCGTGCCGCCCGCCCGCCGATCGCTCAACTGCCCGCTCGCCGCCGCTCGCAACCCGTCGCGCGATCGGCCGCCGTCCGCCCAGCGATCGCCGCGCGGAAATCCCGATCGCCGCCCGTCCGCCGCGATCGCCGCACGCCCGCTCAACGATCGTCCGGTCCGGCCGGGGACCGATCGTCGCCCGGCCGTTCAACGATCGGGAGCAAGCCCAACGGGAGCTTCCGCTTCCGCCCGTCCGGACGGGCTGCGCCGTCCGGTCATCGTGTCATGGTACATCATCGGGTCCTTGGTTCATTGGTGAAACTCGTGGAGTAAAAGAAGAGTCGGGCAACGCTATGTATATATAATGATTGGGTTGAATCGTATAGGAATGTTAAGGCGGGGCAACGCTATGTATATATATCATTAACCTATCCCTCTATGATGATATTTAACGGAGCGAGTTTCGAGAAAAAGGGAAGAGAAAAGTTATCACCCCAACAGAAATTTTTATATACTGCCTTTTCATATTATTATTATGGCGAAACGCGGACGGCGGAAAACCCGCCGGAAGAATGCCGAAATGAAGCGTGCGATCCGGGCGGCGGAGGGGAGGATCAACGCAAAGGTGCAGGAAAGGGTGTTTGAGCTGATGGGCGATCCGGATTTTATGGAAAGGATCGGCCGGGAAGCTGACGAGGCGGCGGCCTCCGGGAAGATCGCGGAATACCACGCAAAAGCGCATGAAATCAGCAGGAAGGAAGCGAATGAGGGAAAAAATCAGGCTGTATAAGTGGCAGGAGGAGGTTTTGAGGCATGAGGGGAACATCACTATAAGGGCGGGACGCCAGGTCGGGAAATCTACCATAGTGTCGAAAAAGGTGGCGAATTTCGCAAGGGACAAGCCAGGATCGAACATCCTGGTCATTGCCGCATCCCAAAAGCAGGCATCATGGCTCTTTGATAAGATTCTTGGAGAGATTGAGGACATGGAGGAGAAGGAGATGATAGGATTCAGGGACAAGCCGACGAGAACGAAGATTCTCCTGGACAACGGATCGCAGATTCACTGCCTTCCGGCAGGAAGAACGGGGTGGTATATCAGGGGTCTTACGCTGGATTTGCTTGTATGCGATGAGGCGGCCTTTGTGAATGATCAGGTTTTTGTTTCGATAATTCCGATGATAGCGGTTTCGAGGAAGAAGCGGGGTTTGGGTTGGATAATATTGCTTTCGACTCCGTTCGGAAAGGGGGGCTATTTTCATAGCACGTTCACGGATCCCGATTTCAGGCAGTTCCATCTATCGAGCGAGGATTGCCCCCACATACCAAAAGATTTTCTTGCGAAAGAGAAGGACAGGCTTACGAGAGAGGAATACGCCCAGGAATACATCGGAGAGTTTATTGACGATTTCAGGCAGTTTTTTCCAACGCAGCTGGTGAAAAAATGCGCAACCTTTTTGCATTGGGACACGGCAACGGAATACGACGCGAAGTTGCGATATTATTTGGGTGTGGACATATCGAGATACGGAGGGGATGAAAATGCGTTCGTTATTGCGGAATTGGACGGGGCTATGATAAGGATTGTGAAGGCCATGACAACGCAAAGAGTATCTACGATGGACACGGTAGGGAGAATAAAATTTCTGGATGATGAATTTGGATTCAGAAGGATATTTATAGATGATGCTGGTGTTGGTGGCGGCGTTTATGACGCGCTTGTCGAGGACAGGAGATATAAACGGATCGTGGTCGGGTTGAACAACGCCAAAAGGTCGGTGGATGCCGACGAGAGGAAAAGGGGAATATTGAAAGAGGATTTGTATTCGAATGCCCTTGTTTTGATGGAAGGCGGCAAGCTGGAGATGATAGACGATTTGAGGTTGAAGAGGTCGTTGACTAATATAATGTTCGAATACACGGCGGAAAGGCGTTTGAAGATATTCGGAAAAAGTGATCACTTAGCGGAGGCGTTCATAAGGGCGGCATGGTGTATAAAGGACAAAGCTTTAAATATATTCGTATCATAATTCAATTATGGCTGATACGGGAAAGTTTTGTTCAGGAGCGCACGTTTTGAGAAAGGCGGGAGCCGGGGCGAACGCAACGGCAATAACGGAAGCATACACCAACGACTTCATGGCGCAGGCGGAAAGCATGATAAACGTCGCAACGCGAAAAAACTGGTCAGACGCTTACGGCGGTCTTAACATCGACGTCAAGGAAATTCTTAAATTGGCGTCTTCGAACCTGGCGGCAATGATGGTGATAAATTACGACATGAGCGGTTACAGTTCGAGAACGGAAGCTGAAACCATGCTGGATGTCTTATGGTCGACCGCAAGGGAAGCAATGGCGGTTTTGCAGGATAAGAAATCAGAAACGTTTATAGACGGTGAAACCTGATGTTGCAGAAGGGGTTCAGGAAAAGCGTAAGAGAACTGACATCGTTCGATTATGTCGAAGTGGCAACGGGAAAGGCCATAGCATGTTTATACGGGGGGAAAACGATAAGCGGGGCGTCTTTGGTTCCTTATGCTTTTTGGTCTGATACGGTAAAAACGACAGCGGAAGCCGGAATAGGCGCTACGAAGAGAGTTGATGTTGATTTTGATGTCGTTGTGGAAAGGGCAACCATAATAGACGGGGTTATGGTCGTAAACGTGCCGTTGGTGATAGAAAGCATAGACTCGGGCGCACAGGGGGTAAAGGCAATAGTGAAATTCAGGAAATGGGATGGGACGACTGAAACGGATTTGGCAACGAACACGTCAAGGACGATAGCGGCGGCCGTGGGGTCGAATGTCACCGATGTGGTAGCGCTTGATTTGACAATTCCGAGAACCACGTTTAAGGTCGGTGACACCATGAGGTTAACAATAGAAATTTGGAATACGGCCGAAACAGGAACAACGACCGATGTCGGGTTTGGGCATGACCCGAAAAACCGGGAGTTGTATACGGGAGTTGAAACACCAAGCCAGCTTTTATGCCTTATGCCGTTGAAGGTGAATACCTGATATGCCGGAACCAATACTCGAAACGGAAACGGAGACCGTGAAGGAAATAAAGGAATTGCAAAGGATAAGCGTGGAAGAATCAAAGAAAACGCAGGAATTATTAAAAAAAGTGATAAGAAACCTACAAGTATTTAAATAAGCGGGGTTAATTATATTTATGACCAGGTCAAGGGTCGGAGGCGCCGATTATACGGCAATGAACGCAAAAGACCAGACGGGAGAAACGCCAACGGATTTCAGAAGGGCGATAGCCGCGGCGGAGCAGGATTATCCGGGGACGTCATATTACCCGAACTGGTCGAAATGGTTCGGTTATTACAGGGATGTGGCGGAATTGCAGGCTGTGATAAATACCAAAGCCACGTATACGATAGGCAGAGGCTACAAGGCAGAAGAGAGGGTTAAAAAGCTTCTGGATTCGATAAGAGGATTCGGAAAAGACACTTTCAACAATATCATGTGGAACATGATTGTTTGCTACACGGCGGGCGGCGACTCCTTCGCGGAAATAATAAGGGATAAGAAGGGAAGGCTGAGAAACATCAAGCCGATTAATCCCGGTAGCATGGTTATTCATACAACCCCAAAAGGCATAATAGAAAAATATTCCCAATGCGTTTCATACTCGGGAAAATATAAATACGTTGATTTCAGGCCGGAGGATATTTTCCACCTTCCATGGAACAGGATAGGGGATGAGCCGCACGGAAGAAGCACGATAGAAAAGCTTCAATGGCTGGTAGACGCCAGGAATGAGGCGCAAAAGGACATAAGAATAGTTTTTCACAGATACGTAAAGCCGCTTTTGATAACGGAAGCAGACACGGACGACGAGGAGGAAATAGCGGCGTTGAAAATTAAGCTGGATAAGGCGGTTGAACTCATGGAAAACCTGATAATTCCAAAAGGGACGGTAAGCGTTGAACGGGTTTCTATTCCGCAGTATTCCACGCTTGACCCCCTTCCCTGGTTGAAATTCCTTCAAACGTATTTCATAATGGCAGAGGGGGTTCCGGAGGTTGTGTTGGGATTCGGCCAGGAAACTACGGAAGCAAGCTCTAAGATTTTATGGTTGGGGTGGCAACAGAACGTAGATAACAACCAAAGGTTTTTGGAAGAGCAAATAAAGGCGCAGTTGAAATTAGACGTTGAATACGATCCGCCGGCGGATCTGGAGCCTGCGATGAAAGAGGACGTCAGAAAAGAGAGAAATATTGACAATCTTGATGAAAATTAGGAGGCGATTTGTGTGGAAGAAAAGAACGCAGAAGGGAAGGAAGCCAAAGAAGTAAAGGACGTCGAGGACCCGAAGGTTCCTAAAAAGGCAGAGGAAACGACGGAAGAACTAAAAGATACATCGAAAAAGATGGCCTTCATAGAAGCGGAGAGGATAAAGGAATTGAGGGATAAGCTTTTGGAAGACGAGAAGAGGATAGATAGCAAGCTTGCGGATTTCAGGAAGTTTGTGGACAACACTGAAATAGAAGGAAAGAGCCTTGCGGGGAGAATGGTGGAGAAGGATGACGAGGAGAAAAAGAAGGACAGCGCAAGGAAGCTTTTGGCGGGGACCGGATTCGAGAGCGTTTTGGATATCGAAAGGTAGAAAATGCATTTATATGTCGTGGCGCGGGGAATAGCCGACGCGATAAACAGATTCGAAAACAACATGCTGGCTAGGTTTCTCCCCTATAAGAAGGAAGGCAAAGAATACCTTTTGCAGATTTCGATGCGTCCGGTCCGGATATATGAGATCGTATTCCCGGAGGAACACCTTGAAAATATCTTAAGGCTCATCAATCCAAGCCCGGCCGGGAATGTGGAGAAGCTTGTGAAAATTATGAAAAGGATGCTGGGTTTGAAGACTGTAAAGATACCAAAGGGGATGAAGACGGATATGACTGTTAAAAGCGACGTTTCGGTGCATCTGATAGGTTACAGGAAAGACAAATACGCGAAGGACGGGACGGAGCTTTTATGAAATTCGAGACGAAGTTTAAGATTTGTCTCTGGCGCGCATACTTTACGAAAGGCGAAGGCATGATTTCATACGGGAAATACCTGATAGCCTTTTTTGGATTGGCATCACAGGACCTTTCAACGACCATGTTGCTGGGGTTGCTTTATGTGGTGTTTTCTTTTGTTTTTGGGTACGTTCTTTACAACTCGGATTTTGTAAGGGCGGAGATAGAGGTAGGAAACAAATACAATAATTTTGTTGAGGAAATGCGAAGGAATCTAAAAAAAAAATAGACCGAAACCTTTAAATACTCCCGTATGAATATTATATCATGGCGAACGAAGCGGTCATAATTGAATTGCAGAAGGGGCAGAACCCGGTAAGGTTCGCAGTTCTGGATGGACAGGCAATAGAAAAAGGGACGATTCTCCAGCTTCTTGACGCGAGAAAGGTAAGCGGAGCGACGGGAAGCGGGGATGTGGTTGCGGGGATCGCGGCGGCGGAGAAGGTCGCAAGCGACGGGGCAACTTCGATAGCCGTTTACGTGCCGGGACAAGGAAACATATTTGACCTTAAGAACGCGGCGACAGGGACGATAACGATAGGGCAAATGGTGAAAACGAGCGGAGCTAATTTGATACAGGCGGCGGCCGATGCGGATTTCGAAGAGGGTAGGGTGCTGGGAAAGGCGCTCGAGGCGGCGAATGCTAGTGAGGTTATAGCTGTAATGGTGTAAGCATGGCGGATTCAGTCGGGATGGCGGATTTGAGAGCGGAGAACGTTGAAAGGATAGTTAAGGGTTTCGCTCTTCAAGAATACAGGATGAAACAGCTGGTTATGGTTCAAAGCTCTTCGGCATGGCAGGAGAGTTATTACAAGGAAACGAAAACGGAACTGTCCGGAGGGACGGGTTCGGAAGTTGAGGGGATTCCGAGGCTTGCTAATTTCCCTTATGGCGAGGTAACCTGGACAAAGACGAGTTCCTATATGAAGAAGCACGGCATGGAAGGAGTTATATCTTGGGAAGACGCAATAACGAACAATGTCGACGTGATCGCAAGGACATTGCTGAGAATCGCCCGTGCAGTCGTGAGGAGCGTGGACGCTGAGATATGGGACGTTCTCACCGAAAGCCGATCGGTATCGACTATAAACAGCGTGACGATAGCGGCAGGCGACGAGTGGGACTCGGCTACGATCGCGAACAGGGATCCGATACAGGACATACTGAACGCGAAAAAAGAGATTGCGGTTGACAATTACGACCCTGACAACGGAAGGGGAATGCTGGCGTTGAGTCCGACTGATTACGCAAACCTTCTGGGGAACGCTAATGTGAGGAACGCAGGGCAGTTTTACACTGATTCAGCAACGAGAAACGGAGTGGTCGGAAGGATTGCGGGGTTGACGGTCATCGTCTCGAACAGCGTGACGGCGGATTATGCTTTGGTATGCATTTCAAAAGAGTGCGGGACGTGGAAAGAGGCAGTGCCGCTTTCCGTGAGGGTTATAGAAGAGCCCGGTATAAAATACACAATAAGGGCCTGGGAAATAGGAACTACGCAGCTTACAAACCCAGAAGCATGTTGCCTGATCATAAACACGCAGGCGTGAGGTGTTGTTATGGGAGCGGGAGATCTGACGCTGACTAATTACGGTTCACATTCAGTAAGCGGGGCGTCGTTGAAAACGGCGGTAGATTCGATAACCCTGGCGGCGGCAACTGATTTTCTTTTCCTGGTTCCGATAGCGAACGGAACGCAGGTTCAGGTTATAGGAGTAGCGAGGGAGGCGGACGCATGATGGAGACGAGGAAGAGGCACGCGAAGCTCATGGTTGAGCGCGGGATAACGGATCATCCTTACATCGAGGAGTTCGGGCTGGACGTGATAAAGGCTGAAATAGAATCCGACAGGATGAAAGAGGATAAGAAAAAGACAATCGCTATGAAGCGTGCAGGGAAGCGGTAGAATGGTTGAAGTGTTTGATTCGGTAGCTACGAGGGAAATAAGGCTGACGTCGGAAGGCGGAAGCCGCTACGTCTCCGGCGCTCTGATAGTCTCCGGCGCGAAGCTTCTGTTCGGCGGGGAGTCCGGATGGGAAACTGTCACTTCTGCGTAAATCTTTAAATAACCCCAACCCATATATTAATTATGGCTCTGGACAAGGAAAAGGCTGGGTGGCTGCTGGAAGGGGGAGCGCCTAAGAAAAAGGCGAGTTTAGACGAGGTTTTTTCTAAGAGAAACGAGCCGGTGAGCAGGGCCGAGTTCGGGAGCGCGGG